GCATTAGAGAATATACTAATGCGTTGGAAAAAGCCAATAAGAAATTCAAAGTTAAACCAGGAACTAAACTTCAAAGTCCTGCAAAAGAAATGTATGATGAAGAAAGAGCAACTCTAAGTGGTTTGTATGTTTCTAATGCTATTATGCCTGTAATCTACAAATGGTTTAAGGCAAATGAAAAAGATAAAAAAAGACAAGTATTAAACGATAAGGTAGTTCAGAAGTTTATCGAATACACATCAAGTCGTACCGAAAAATCAGGTCGATTTGTTATAGCGAAATAAGAGATATGAAATTCATAGAATATTTAACAGAAGATAAACAAGGTAAGAATTTACACCTCGAACATCTAGAAGATGAAGTCTTAAATGGCGGAGTTGCTGGTGCTCGAGGTGCCATAAATTTCTTACAAAGTTTGCGTGATATGCTTGCTGGTCATGCACAGTCAAAGATTAATATCACAACTAAATGGGACGGTGCGCCAGCAATTTTTGTTGGCACCAATCCAGAAAACGGTAAGTTTTTTGTTGGTACTAAATCAGTATTCAATAAAGATGCTAAATTAAATTATACAGAAGAAGATATTGATAACAATCATGCTTCTGAAGGTCTTAATAATAAACTTAAAATGGCATTACGTTATCTACCTAAACTTGGCATCAAAGGCATCCTTCAAGGTGATATGATGTTTAGTAAAGGTGATATCGATACAAAAATAATTGATGGTGAAGAGTACATAGTGTTTCAACCTAATACAATTGTTTATGCTGTGCCTTCAGATTCTAAACTGGCAAAGACAATGATGGCTGCACATGTTGGTGTAGTGTTTCATACCTCATACACAGGTAAAACAATGTCTGATATGAAGGCATCATTCAACATCGATATTGGTAATCTATCAACAACTAAAGATGTTTGGTTCCGTGATGCTTCATTTACCGATGCTTCTGGAACTGCAACATTCACCGAAACTGAAACTAAAATACTTTCAAGTAAATTAACTGAGGCAGGTAGAACATTTAGAAGTATTAATTCTATGGTGTTAAATAGAATATCTTCCGTAGATTCTATTCTAACTTTCATCAAAACATTCAACAACACAAAGATACGCCAAGGGCAGAAAATTACCAACACAAGAGCTCACACTGTTGAACTGATAAAATGGATTGAAGATAAGTTAAATAAAGAAGTGCAATCAGCAAAGAGAGATGATACTAAGAAGAAAAGAATTGCTGAGAAGAATGAGATGATGAGATTCTTCCGTGGTTCTGCTGGTGAATTACAAAAGATTTTTGAACTGATGAATCTTTTAGTTGATTGTAAATTATTGATTGTACGTAAATTAGAAACCATTCGTTCAATCGGTACATTCATACGTACAGACGATGGTTATAGAATTACAGCACCAGAAGGATTTGTTGCTGTTGATAGACTTAAAGGTAATGCGGTAAAACTTGTAGATCGATTAGAGTTTAGTCAAGCAAACTTTAATGCTGCTAAGAATTGGAGTAAATAATGGCTGAAAAGAAATTTGACCTAAGTAAAATTATGGATGAGTTTGCTGATGATGATTTTGGATTCACAGCAATAGATGAAGAAGAATATACAGATGTAATTGCCGAGAAAGAAGAAACGGCAGAAGAATATAAAGAACGTTTACAACAAGTTGAGAAGTTAATATTACCTTTCTTAACTAAACTATTAAAGACGGCAGATCAACCAATCATTAAATGGCCAAACCGTAAAGAAACATTAGAGACTCAAATACAAAAGATATTGAATCTAACAAGAGGTTAATGTGATACAGATTACAGAATCAGCAGCAAAACAAATAAAAAGTATTTTAGAAGAAGAAGATACTCCAGGTTCATTACGTGTATTTGTTCAAGGTGGTGGTTGTTCTGGTTTTCAATATGGGTTTACAATCGAAGATCAGGCCTCAGAAGATGATCTATCATTTGAACAACACGGCATTAAAGTTTTAGTAGATGCAATATCAATGCAATATTTAAATGAAGCAACCATAGACTTCAAAAAAGATATGACATCTTCTCAATTTGTAGTAAATAATCCAAACGCTAAAGCAAGTTGCGGTTGTGGATCATCATTCACAGTATAATAAAAATGAAAAACTTCACACAATTTTTAAATGAGTCTATCGAAGAAGGTGGTGGACTTACCATATTTGATATTGATGAAACTTTATTTCAAACAACAGCAAAAATTGCCGTTATTAAATCTGGTAAAGTTATTAAAGAATTGACTAATCAAGAGTTTAATACATATAAACTTAAAGCTGGCGAATCATTTGATTACAGTCAGTTTAGAGATGCTGAGAAGTTCAATAAAGAATCAAAAGTTATACCACGAATGATGGCAAAGTTGAAGAGTATTTTAAAAAATGTCTCGAATAAATCTAATAGTCGTGTTATAATAATCACAGCACGTTCCGATTTCGACAATAAACATATGTTCCTAGATACATTCAGGCAACACGGTGTGGATATGGATAAAGTTTATGTTGAACGTGCAGGTAATCTAGGTAATAACCCTAGTGCAGAAAACAAAGTTAAGATCATACGTAAATATTTAAAGTATGGTAAGTTTAGTAGAGTTCGTTTGTTTGATGATGCTATGAGTAACTTGACAGCAATGTTGGCAATGAAGAAAGAATTTCCAGATGTACAGTTTTCAGCATATCTAGCAAGTCATAATGGTTCTATTAGAACTATTAAAGAAGAACAAGAGTTCGTATCTAAGGCTGGTGCAGGTGAAGATGGAAGACCAGAGCTACGAGATAACTATATAAAAGGAACACCAGGTCAAAGTATCAAAAGATTTAGAAAATATGTAAATTAAAATTGGAGTTATTATGAAGGATTTGATTATAGGATGTTCGACTAACTATGATTGGTCGAAACTGAAGTATTGGGTTAATTCAATTAATAAATCAGGATTTCAAGGTGATAAAGTCCTGATTCTTATGAATTGTGATAAAGATACAGTTCAACAAGTCAGTAATGCTGGTTTCAGTGTTATTGCATTTCAACAAGATGATAATGGAAACTTAGTGTATCAATCTCAATTGATGGTACACGTTGAAAGATTCATTCACATCTACAATACATTAAAATCACAAGACTATCGGTATGTTATTACTACTGATGTTAAAGACGTTATCTTTCAGAAAAATCCTGTTGAATGGTTAGAACAACATCTACCTGATGGTTCATCTGAAGACTTAGTATTCTCTTCTGAAAGCATTCGTTACAAAGATGAACCATGGGGTAATCAAAATCTAATAGAGACTTTCGGTCCTATGATTCACGATCACTTCAAGAACAATGTTATATTCAACGTTGGTGTATTGGCAGGCCGTGGTTATGCTATGAAGTCTTTAGCATTAAACATCTTCTTATCATCAATCAATCGTCCAATTCCTATTGTAGATCAATCTACATTTAATGTATTGATATCACAACATCCTTATTTGAAGAGTAGTATGTACATGACTTCAGAAGATGGATGGGCATGTCAATTAGGAACCACTGCTGATCCTAGTAAGATAGAACAATTCAAACCTTTCTTAGTTGAGGCAACTCCTAAATTAGAAGGTGATAAAGTTGTTACATCTGAAGGAAAAGAATATGTAATAGTGCATCAATATGATCGTGTACCTGAATGGAAAAAAATTATAGAGGCAAAATATGAGTGATACAATTACAATTAATACCGAGCATGAAGCATTTGGCCGACCAGCAACAGAGATGAAATGTTCTGGTTATGGACTACGTGACTTAGTTAAAGATAGAGAATCAATTGTTGGTTTAGAAATTGGATGTGATATAGGAGATACTTCACACTTTATGTTATCCAGTTTACCACAATTAACATTACATGTCATTGATCCTTACATGACTTATGTTGATTGGAATGGCAGAAACTTAGACAATCGAAATGAAGTCTTTGATACTGCAATGCAACGTCTATTACCTTTTGGTGAAAGATTTAATTTTTATAAAAAAACTTCTGATGAGGCTGTGGGACTTTTAAATGATTCTTTTTTTGATTATATTTTTATTGATGGTTTACATACTTACGAGCAACTCTCTATAGATTGTGCAAACTATTATTCAAAAGTAAAAGATGGTGGTATATTTGCAGGACATGATTTCACTGTAATACCTGGTGTTAATAAGGCAGTAAAAGAATTTGCTGCCAAGATGGGTAAAGAAATCTTGACCACTGAATGTGATGTTTGGTATTGGGTTAAATGAGAATAGCAATCTGTCTTTTTGGTATAATCTATGGGACTGGCGGCAAGTTCGGCAGTCTCAGAGACCTTCGTCATTGTTGGCCAAATATCAAAAAGAATTTAGTTGATCCTGCCATACAAAGTGGTCATGAAGTTGAATTATATCTTTCAACATACAAATCAGTTAATCCTCTGATAGAAGCCGATATAGTAGATTTAGTAAAACCTAAAGAGATTAATTACTGTAAGTTTGAGAACTCTGATGGATTCACCACAAAGAGTGGTGCATTAGATTTATTAGAGACTGTAGATGCAGACTTGTTTATCTTAACTCGATCTGATATACACTTTAATAGAGTTATGTTGGATGAAAATATAGATGTGAATAAATTTAACTTTCTATTTCCGGAATCAAACCATTGGAATGATTTAAGATATACTACAGATAATTTTTATGTTTGGCCACAAAGAATGACCAGTATTGTGAAGAAATCTCTACACGAATCTTACGGTGCATATAGAGATTCTGCAATGTCACATGATACACATGGACTATATAATAAACTGATACAGTATATTGATCCTTCTGAGATACATTTAATATCACAAGAAGAACAATTTAGTGATGTGAATAGTTACTATACTTTGTGTAGAACTAATTTACCATCAGATCGTAATTATAAAATTAATGAAGAAGTTTTTGAAAGATTCTACAAATGAAAATTGCACTATGTTTATCGGGACAACCTAGATGTTTCGAACAAGGGTTTGAATATCATAAAAAGAATTTATTAGATCGTTATGATGTTACCGTATTCTGTCATGTCTGGCAAACACCAAAGGCCAAAGATATATTTGAACTATACAAACCTGCAAAGTTTGCTGTTGAGGCATCACTAGATAATGATCTATCAAAATACACCAGAGTTCCTCCTCCACAACCAAATTGGAAAGTAAAAGATCCAGCACGTGCAACTTGGAATCAACAATATGCCTTGATGAAGGCTAATGAGTTGAAGATGGAGTATGAACACGAACATAAAATGTATTTTGATTGGGTTGTTCGCAGTCGATATGATTTTGCTTTGAATGTTGTCATACCATTTGAAACACTAGATGATTCTAAACTGTACATACCAAATTGTCGAATGACACCTGACCGTGATTTTGGTAATGACCAATTTGCATTCTCTTCATCACGACATATGAACAGTTATGCAGATTCGTTTAATAACATTGATAGACATTACGATGATGGCGTTACAATGATCGGTGAAGATATGATGAGTGCCAACTGGAAAGAAAAAGGTCTTGTTGGCCATAACTTGGTGTATTTTAATCCAAATCATCCTTTTCCACCAGGTCCCCATAACGGCACATGGCACTCTTTGATACGGGACGATTTTGAAAATTGGCAAAAAGACTAAAAAAATTTATGGGATACTCTAAAGCTGAAGTTGAATTAGTAGATGACAACGGAATATTTGTCCGTAAGTCTGGAGATATTTCTCGCAATTTGGAGAGATATGATGTATTGTCACATTTAGGTATAAAAATACCAATTATATATGAGGTTCTTGACACTCATTATAATATGGAGTATATTCCTAATCTAGATATGAAAACTTATCTTGCAACTAATCAAACTAATGAGATAATAAAATTCATTAGGGAAACTATAGACAAACTATCTGAAAAGACTATAGAGATGAGTTTTGTTGATGTTTATAGAACCAAGTTAGCAGAGAAAGATTTTACACAATACAACTTACCTTTTACTACAGAAGAATTAATTGGTAAGTTACCAGAATATTTACCTTATTCTGAGTATCATGGTGATTTTACTCTAGAGAATGTATTATATAATACACAAAAGAATGAATTTGTTTTAATTGATCCATTAACAACTGTTTATAGTTCATTTGTTTTCGACTTAGCAAAACTAAGACAAGACTTACAATGTAAATGGTTCATACGTAATGATTCAGTTTACTTAGATTCTAAACTACAATCTATAATTGATGGATTACAAGACTACCCTCATTTTAATAATGATTATATTTTAATCTTAATGTTGATGAGAGTATTACCATATACACGAAATGATACTGACGAAAAATTTTTGATAGATGAGATAAAGAAATTATGGAAATAATTATGCCATGTGCTGGTCTATCGACCAGATTCCCGAATATGAGGCCAAAGTATCTACTTACCGATTATTCTGGTAAGATGATGATTGAAAATGCCATCAAAAACTTTTTAGGTAAACACAGAATTGTTATTACGATTCTGAGAGCGCATGATGACAAGTATAAGGCCTCACAGAAATTGAAAGATGCTTTTGGTGATAAGGTTAGTATTGTTGTTCTAGGTCAACCAACTGCCGGTCCTGCTGATACAGTTTATCAAACATTGATGACTGGTGCAATCAATATGAATTCACCAATCTTAATTAAAGATTGTGATGGTTTTTATGATACAGATTTGGTAGAAGGAAATGCCATCTATGTATCTAAGTTATCTGAAAATCCTGATATAAGAAATGCACCAGCAAAAAGTTATACGATTACCAATGAACAAAACATTATCAGTTCAGTAGTTGAAAAGAAAATTGTGAGTGATAGTTTTTGTGTAGGTGGTTATCAGTTCAAGTCTGCGGCTGATTTTGCTCGTGCTTATAGATTACTAACATCTACATGGAAGAGTGAGATATTCGTATCTAATATTATCGATTACATGATATCTACAGGCAGTGTATTTGTAGAACAGAATACCAGAAACTTTGTTGATGTTGGTACTGCCGATGATTGGTTTAAATTCAATGATAAACCTACTTATTTCTGCGACATCGATGGTACAATAATCAAGACTCAAAATGATTACTATGATGATTATGAACCAATCATGGAGAATGTGCAGAAGTTAATTCAAAAGAAAGAAGAAGGTTGTAAGATCATCTTCTGTACGGCAAGAAATAAAAAGTATGAATCTATTACTAGAAATCTATTAGATGATTTAGGTTTTGCCGATTGTGATTTGATTATGGAAGTACATCATTCAAAACGTATCTTGATTAATGATTATGCTAAAACTAATCCATACCCAACAGCAGTAGCAGTAAACATACCTCGTGATTCTGACCAATTGAAGGACTTGATTTGAATATATTAATTACTGGTGGTGCAGGTGGTATAGGTTCTACTCTAGCACTACTACTGAAAAATAATGGCCATACTCCAGTTGTTGTTGATAATCTCAACAATGGTTACATAGCAAACCTAATCGAAGATGGTGAAATGATATGTGATTTCTACCAAGATGATATCTTAGAAAGTGCTAAGATGTTTTTCATTTTAGAGAAACATAAGATCGATGTAGTCATTCACCTTGCAGCTATAACAGCATTGCCTGTATGTGAAAGTGATCCTGCCGAGTGTATCAAAGTTAATGTTGCAGGTACAGCATCGATACTAGATGCAGTTAGAAAGTCTAGAGGCCAAAGAGTTATTGTTGCAAGTACATCAGCAATATACGAAAATAATAGCAGACTTGATGCACCATTCGATGAAGATATAGAAGTAACACCTCGATTGTTCTATCCATTATCTAAGAAGTTGATGGAAGAAGTTATTCAATCATACATCAAGAACTATGATATGGATATCGTTACACTAAGATTCTTCAATGTATTTGGTCCTAGACAAGACATTCATCGTGAATCTCCACCACTGATTAACTATATCGCAAAGACAATTATCAATGGTAAAGATCCGGTGTTCTATTCAAATGGTAAACAAGTTCGAGATTATGTACACGTTGATGATGTAGTTAATCTGATTGAGTTGTGTTTATCTAAAGAAGAAGCCAAGAATGAAATCTTTAATGTATGCACTAATACATTGACTTCAGTTATAGATATTATAGGTTATGCTGAATCTGCATTTCAAGAACCAATTAAACCAACATTCAATCCATCGACCAAATTCTGGTCAGGTTATCCTGTATTGAATGAGGGTGAGAAGACTTTGAAGCCTGAAGTATTAGAACGAGAAGTTAATAAGTTTGCTTTAGGTTCTTATGACAAGGCAAAAGAAATATTGGGTTGGAAACCTAATACAGATATAGAATCTTTGATGATAGACACCATGAGAAAAATAAAACTATGAGTATTCTTTTAAATAGAAATTTGTTTATTGTGACATCTGCTTTAAATCCTAATATGGGTGTCATTAACAATGAAGATCGACTACAACAAACAATAGAAGGTCTTAAATCATTACGTGAAAAATGTCCACGTGATATGATTGTATTTACCGATGGTTCTCCTAACAAAGTTGACCGTAAAACTTACGATAGAATTGCAAATTATTGTGATGTGATATTAGATATGTCAACTGATCCTGATATCACACAGTTTGCTTCTACAGGTCGAAAGAGTGAGGCTGAGAATGTACTGATACTTAAAACTCTAATCATATTCAAACGTAATATGGATTTGATGAAAGAGTTAAGCTCAGTCAAACGAATCTTTAAATTGTCGGCACGTACAAACCTGTTAGACCAATTCGATGTACAAGAACATGATAAGTTTGGTAAGTATGTGTTCAAGAAAGCCATGCCAACATGGATAACGGACAAGAGACAACAGATATATTCAAATCTTCTAATTACCAGATTGTTTTCTTTCTGTATATCATTATTTGACGACTACCTGCAAGTTTGCCAGAAAAATCTAAACGATGTACAAACACAAGGTGTTGACACGGAACATGCACATTGGCATAATATCGACAAAAAATATCTTCTGGAACTAGAAAATATTCACTGCCAAGGCACCATGGCCAGTACAGGAAAAGTAGAAATATACTAAATAGATAGTAAAATTTAATATATTTTTTGCTGTAGAGGCAGACATGAATTTCAAAGATTTTCTGGTCGAACAGAAAGAAAAACACGCCGTATTAGCTTACGGTCGTATGAACCCACCAACCACTGGCCACCTTAAAGTTATTAATAAGGTGCAAGATGTTGCCAAAGATGTCGGTGGTGAACATCATATGATCGTATCTCACTCACAAGATTCCAAGAAGAATCCATTATCTGGCGAACAAAAAGTTAAGCATTTAAAGCGTTATGCTCCAGGTGCCAACATAAAAGCCTCTAGTAAAGAAAATCCTACCATTTTCTCACATGCCGCTGAATTGCATAAGAGTGGCGTAACACATCTACATGTTGTTGCAGGTTCAGATCGTGTACCCGAGTACAAACAAAAATTCAAAGAACTAAATGGTAAACCTAACAAAGAAGGCAAAGTACCATTTCATTTCAAAAAGATCACAATACATTCCGCAGGTACAAGAGATCCGGATGCTGAAGGCGATACAGGCATTTCTGGTACAAAGATGCGTGAACATGTTAAGAACAATGACTTCAAATCTTTCCGTAAAGGTGTACCTGCACATGTATCAGATAAACATGCAAAAGAATTAATGCATGATGTACATAAAGGTATGGGCTTACATGAAGATATTAACACCAAGTTTGAAAGTTTATTGAATGAAGGTGTTCACGATCAATCAATCTTTAAAGTAGTATTTCTTGCTGGGGGACCTGGTTCTGGTAAAGACTATGTGTTAGATAACACACTATCAGGCCATGGATTGACAGAGATCAATTCAGATAAGGCATTAGAATTCTTAATGGACAAAAATGGTCTTGATAAGAAAATGCCGGCAAGTGAAGAAGAGAAAAGAAACCTTGTTCGTGGTAAAGCAAAGAGTATGACCGAGTTGCGCCAACGATTGGCACTATTAGGTAGAAATGGTCTTATCATCAATGGCACAGGTGACGATGTAGAGAAAGTTGCTAAGATTAAAAAACGTTTGGAAGAACTTGGATATGACTCCAAGATGGTTCTAGTTAACACTGACGATCAAGTCTCACAACAGAGAAACATTGAACGTGGCCAACGTGGTGGTCGTACTGTACCAGAAAACATTCGCCGTGAAAAATGGGAAAGTGTACAGAATGCTCGTACCGAATATGCTAAAATGTTTGGTGATAATTACCATGAGTTTGATAATTCGGAAGATTTAAGATCAGCACCACCTGAAGTTGTTAAACAAAAGAAAGGTGAGATGATGGACATTTTCAAAAGTGTCCGTGAATTCACACAACAACCTGCTGCCAATCCTAAGGCTGAAGAATGGATTGCACATGAGATGTCACGTAAAGATAGATTATCGGCTGCACCATCACCAAGTAAAACAACAATGGCTGCACATCCAGAAAATCCACATAAAGATAAGATGAATACTATGGGATTAACTTATTATGGATTTGGCCGTTATGGTAGAAATGGTAAAGTTACACATCATTCAGTTAATGGTAAGTTGGTTGAAATACCAAAAGAAGATCCAAAAGAAGCAGGTTCAGTTCCAACTCCAGGTACATCAATGACAAAGAAACCAAGAAAGAAAGTTAATGAAGAGTTTGAACAGTTCATTAAAGAAGCTGTTACAGTAACAGTTACAGGTGATACACCAGAAGAAGTTGCTAAGACTTTGAAGTTATTGAAGACTGAAGATGACGAACCTGTAGAAGAAGAAAATGCATATCAATATTCTGATAACAGTGCAATGAAAATTTTAAATTACTTCAATGAAGAAGTAGAATATTTGGATGAAAAAGTTAAACTACTACGTGATGGTAAAGGTAAACTGAGAGTGTTTATGTTACGTAGAGCTGCAGCAAAAGAAGCTCACCTAAAGAATGGTGAAGTGATGAAACATAAAACTGGTTACATTGTTAAAATAAAGGAGAATGAAGATGTTAGACTTTGTAAAAAAACTATTCAAGAAGACGGTACCGACGGAAGCAACACCGATCCAACCGTCTCAACCCCAGCAGGAGACTCGATTAGAGCCAAATTTAAAGCCTATCGACCAACCAAAAAAGACATACACCCCGAAGAAAACGTATCAAAACAAACCGAAATCGCCAAGCCACAAAACTACAACGAGCAACGAGAAAAACTCTCACTCATCGAAATCAGGCAAAGGCAGAAAGCCAAAATCGCCGAGTCAATAGACAAGAACATAGAACCAGGTCTATCGATGGCAGCATCTGGTGAAAGCATTGCTCGTGATACAGGTGAAAAGATTCGTAAGAAAGATGGCAAGGCATCACAAGTTACTGAGATGACTGGTGATGAAACTACTATGAGTATTGGTGACCAAAAAGAAGGTGAACTGAAACGTAAAGGTATTAACCTACAAACTTTTAAGGCTAAGAAATTCGTATGATATCATTCAAAGAATTTATTAACGAATCTGCGGCATGGCAGCGTAAAGAAGGAAAAAATCCTGAAGGTGGTTTAAACCAAAAAGGAGTTGAATCTTATCGCCGTGAAAATCCAGGTTCTAAGTTACAAACTGCTGTTACTACAGACCCATCGAAATTAAAAAAAGGTTCTAAGTCAGCTAAACGTAGATTATCATTCTGCCGTAGAATGCGTGGCATGAAGGACAAATTAACATCAGCAGAAACAGCACGTGATCCAGATTCACGTATTAATAAATCATTGAGAAAGTGGAATTGCTAAGTGGCACAATATAAAGTTGAAACTGGTGCTTTAGATCCTAAAATTTCATCACACTATGAAGTGATGATGTTAGCTAATGGTGCCAATGGTAATGTTATATCAAGAAGTAATCCTTTACCTGTTAGTTTGGGTGCCGATACTATTACAATAACAGGTAATACTTTTATTGTTGATACTGTTAATGTTGCAAGTTCACCAGAAAATCCTGTACATAATCATATAACTGAGGTTGGTACGAGTGGATTATTAACTGTACCCTATCTGCCTGTAGGTGGTAATGTTAATGTAACCATTATGAAGAACGGCTTGGCTGTCAGTGACACGGTAGCATTACCAACCCGTGTGTTAAAT